TCAGGATGCTGTAAACATTCTCAAGGGTGCTTTGGATTCTGGCAAGACCCGTCGTATTTCTTACAACAAGGATAGCCGACTGTTGCGTGAAGAAGGTGTCCCCAACACTTTTGACTTCCATGGTTCGATTATCTTCATCACTAACAAGACCTTCGACAACAAGCGAGCCACTAAGATTCAACCTCACTTGGATGCTCTCCAGTCTCGCAGTCACTTCTTGGACCTGACTATCAATACCGAGCGTGACAAGATGCTCCGTATCAAGCAAGTCCATCGTGATGCTGACCCCGGTCTGTTCGTTGACTATGGTTTCGACAAGGAACAAGAGGAAACGATTCTGAATTTCATGTGGGATAATCACAACAAGTTGCGTGAAGTGTCCTTGCGTATGACTTTGAAGATTGCTGATTTGGTTAAGATTAGCCCGACCAATTGGCAGAATCTGGCACGTGCTACGTGCATGAAGGGCTGATATTTCCTAGGTAGATTAAGTAAGTTTTAGGGGACTTCGGTCCCCTTTTTTTGCCTTTGTGCTTGCTATAATAAAAAAATATGCTATACTGTAAAACATGATAGACTTGAAAACACGTGAGCACCTTGTTTATTTCATGCAATGTGGCATGATGCGCCTTAGTAAATATGATTTAAAGTTTGTCCAAAATATTCAAATATTAACTACACAACACAAACCATTAACTGTTAATCAGGTAAAATTGTTTGAAAAATTGGTTGAAAAATACAAAAGGCAATTAAACAAACATGGTGTTATGGATGATAAAATAAAATCTTTGGTTTGGAATTGTAAAATTATTCCTAGCGAACCTGCGTATACTCATGCACATATTTTTATTGAAGATGAAAAAATTTATTTAAAGTCTCCCTTTAATAAAAACTTTATAAAGGCACTAAGAGATAATAAACAAAATACATTCGAATGGAATAAAGCAAATCGTAGATATGAAACTACATATAGTACATCAGCTTTAAAAGTAGCCGTAGATACCACGCACCAATACTACTCAGATATTAATTATTGTCCTATAATCACTCAACTGTTAAATACTATTTGTCAATACAACGATAAAGAGATTTGGAAGCCCACGCTAGTATATAAAAATGAAAAATATTATATAGTGGCTATCAATCAGAGTTTGTATGATGCTACCAAAGACATAGAACTTGGTAATGATTACCACACGTTAGACTTACTAAGTAGGTATGGTGTAGACATACATGAATCTGTCACTAACAATAATTCAGAATTGCTATTTGCATCATCATTCTATATAGAAAAAACTATAGATGACTTAGATGATATTATCACTTGGATAAAAAAATTAGGATGCGATGTGACATACTTTACAGGAACAGGTGCTCTAACTACTACCCTAAAAGCAGAATTAAAAGAAAAACTAAAAAAAGAAAAAATTCAATGTATGCAAGGTCGTGAATTGGTAGCAGAAGAACCTATTATATGCAACTATGCTGTTATGTTTGAATTGGGATCATATTCGTTAACGCATACAGTAATACATAACAAGCATATAAAAAAGATAATCAAACTTAAAAATTCTACCCCAATTGATATTAAATGAAACAATGTAAATTACTAATCAAAGATGAAGTCAATGTAAAAATTGAAGGTCTTGAATTGGCTGACAGAAAAACATTAATGAAAATGTTTGAGTATGAAAAGCCGGGTGCAAGATATTTGCCATCCGTTAGGTTAGGTAGATGGAATGGTAAGATAAGTTATTTTAGTATAGGTGGCGCAACTTATATTAATTTGCTCCCTGAAATTCTTCCACTACTTGATCAGGCCGGATATGATATTGAAATGGATGATCAGCGCACTTATCAGCAAACATTCAATTTCACTCAAGTGTCCGCAAATACATTTTCAAAGTATACTTGGCCTAAAGGGCATCCTAAAGGAGGACAACCTATTGAATTGCGTGACTATCAGGTTGAAGTAATAAATCGCTTTTTAGAGAATCCACAATCCATACAAGAAGTTGCTACTGGAGCCGGTAAGACAATCACAACAGCCGCACTTAGTTATAGTATTGAACACTATGGCCGCAGTATTGTTATTGTTCCTAATAAATCATTAGTCACACAGACTGAGGAAGATTATCGCAACGTAGGTCTTGATGTGGGTGTGTACTTTGGTGACAGAAAAGAGTGGGGTAAAAAGCACACAATCTGTACATGGCAAAGTCTAAACAATCTACTCAAACTAACACAGAGTAAAGAAGCAGAATTCACTATTCAAGAATTTATTGAAGATGTTGTGTGTATTATGGTCGATGAAGTACACATGGCAAAGGCCGATGCATTGAAAACATTGCTTACTGGTGTATTCAGTCAAGTGCCCATTCGTTGGGGACTAACAGGAACTATTCCTAAGGCTAAGTATGAAGCACAGGCATTGTATGTTTCATTAGGAAACGTTATCGGTAAATTGAGTGCTAGTGAATTACAAGATAAAGGTGTATTGGCACAATGCCATGTCAACATTGTACAATTGCAAGATCATGTAGAATTCACAAATTATCAAAGTGAATTGAAACATTTATTGGAAGACAAGTTAAGATTAGACACCATCGCTGAACTAATCTTAAAAATAAAAGATAGTGGTAATACATTGATACTTGTTGATAGAGTTATGGCAGGAAAAGAATTAGTAGATAGATTGCCTAATGCAGTATTTGTCAGTGGTGAAACAAAACTAACAGAAAGAAAAGAAGAATATGACGAAGTTGCGACTTCTAGTGACAAGATTATTGTGGCGACTTATGGTGTGGCCGCTGTGGGTATTAATATTCCTCGCATTTTTAATTTGGTTCTTTTGGAGCCCGGAAAGAGCTTTGTTAGAGTTATCCAAAGTATTGGCCGAGGTATCCGCAAAGCTGAGGACAAGGACTTCGTCCAAATCTGGGATATAACTTCAAGTTGTAAGTTTGCTAAACGGCATTTAACGCAACGTAAAGCTTTTTATAAAGAAGCAAATTACCCATTCGACATGGAAAAGTTGACATATAGATAATAAGGTGTTAAGATATAACTATGCGTATATTAACTTTAGACAATACATTCTATAATTTAGAAACATTGCCGGAAGAAATTGATGATTTGAGATTTGCGATCTTGGATAATAGTAATCCTAGTAATGTGGATTATCATTATATCCCATTGATCTTTTTGGAATCATTCAGTGCTCCTGCGTTAGTTTTAAAAATAGGAGAGAATGTAATTAAAATGCCAGTTGACTGGCAAATATTAATCGGGGAAAAAGATCACGGAGACCTCGAAACATTACCATTAACAAGTATCAATGACCGTGGCTTTAGTGCATTTGAATTCAATCCACTTAGCAGTTTTAGTCCAAGCTTTTTACCAATTGAGATTGTAGACATTTACCATGATGTAACTTGGTATGCCCCTAGACTAAAAAATGGACAGTTCTTGTGTGTACCCATTGATGACGGTCCTAAGCCCAGATGTGTTTACTTTGTTAAAGAGATTAGTAGAAACTGTGAGATTGTAGATTATAGTCAGGCATTCTAATGGCAAAAGAAAAATTATCCAAAGATGAAAAGTTTGAAAAGGTTGACTTTGATTTATTCGAAGCATTGTCGGCTTTAGACAAAAAAGACTATGGATATTATGATAAGCTTACTGAAGAACAGCAAAAGAAGTTTGTCCCCTACATGATGCTTATGTGGATGAGCGCAATTAAAGGTTCTTCAGGACTTAGTTCATATTATGTGATGAATACAGAATACACGGCTAATAAGTATTTCTTTAATGAACATGTACAAAAGCATCCCAAGCTACAATGGCTGATGTTATGTAGTGCAAGCCCGGGGTTAGGGAAACAATTTCATCAGTGGATCCCTCACATAAGCACCAACGTCAGTAAATTAAAAGCTACTGCAAAAGTAAAAGATATCAAAGAGTACTACAGTAAAATTTATCCTAAAACAGACGATAAAACACTACAAGAATTTGCAGAGGCTTTTGTTACTGATCATAAACGTAAAGTATATTTGGCTGAAGTGTTTCCCAATCTTAAGCTTGAAGATATCGATGTATTAAATCAATTAATTACCGATAAAGATATTGAACAATATGAACGAGACAGAGGCAACTAAAACACAATATGGTTGTGACTTTTGTGGACGTAGCTTTCTACGTGAATCCACCATTGCTAAACATCTTTGTGAATACAAACAACGATGGTTAAATAAAGACTTGCAAGGCAACCGTATAGGATTTCAATCTTGGTTGCAATTTTATAAGAAAAATTCTGCATCTAAAAAGAAAAGGACTTATGAAGAATTTATTAAGTCAGCATATTATGTTGCTTTTGTAAAGTTCGGTACCTATTGTGCAGATGCTAATGTTATAAATGTAGGTAGATATGTTGATTGGTTGTTAAAGAATCAAATCAGAATAGATGTTTGGAATACTGATACAAACTATACTAAGTTTTTAATAGAATATTTGCGTGACGAAGATCCTTTAGATGCGATTGCTAGAAGTATAGAAACTACAATTTCTTTAGTAGACAATCAAGGAATACAAAGCAAAGATTGTTTGAGATATACAAATAAAAACAAGATTTGTTATTCTATAACGTCAGGAAAAATAAGTCCATGGATGTTGTATCAAAGTGAAAGCGGTACAAAGTTTTTAGACGAGTTAGACCAAACGCAGGTAAAAATGGTCATTGATTATATTAATCCTGA